AGGTCAGAACCTCAAATTAGTCCTGCAGAAATATCTGCAAAAAATATGGAAAGACTTATTCATGACCAATTAGGTGAATCAAGTGCTACATCTGTATTTAGACATTCATTATTTGAAATGGCTTTATTAGGTACAGGTATTGTTAAAGGGCCTTTTAGTTATGATAAACTTTCTCATAAATGGGAAAAAGATAGAGAGACAGGTACAAATGTTTACAATCCAAAAAGTAAATTAGTGCCGAGAATAGAAGCAGTATCTTGTTGGGATTTTTATCCAGACCCAGATGCTGTTACAGTTGATGATGCAGATTATATAATAGAAAGACATAACTATACAAAAACTCAACTTAGAGATTTAATGAATAGGCCTTTCTTTAGAGCAGATGCTGTAAGAGAATGTCTAGCTATGGGGCCTAACTATGAAGCTCGTGGATATGAAAGTTCTTTATTAGATAGAGAAACAACTGATGAGTTTGATAAAAACAGATATGAAATTTTAGAGTTTTGGGGATACCTAGATAAAGAGTTAGCAGAACAAGCAGGTCTAGAAATAGACGATGATATGGATGAGTTAGATGAACTATCTGTAAACTGTTGGGTGTGTAATGGAAAAATACTAAGATTAGTTATAAATCCATTTACTCCTGCAAGACTGCCTTACATGGTATGTCCATATGAAATAAATCCATATCAATTTTTTGGTGTAGGTATTCCAGAAAATATGGATGATGCACAAACAATTATGAATGGTCATGCAAGAATGGCTATTGATAATCTTGCCCTTGCAGGTAATCTAGTATTTGATGTCGATGAGACAATGCTAGTACCTGGGCAAGATATGAAAGTATTTCCAGGTAAAATATTTAGAAGACAAAGTGGTCAACCAGGACAATCAATACATGGTGTTAAGTTTCCAAATACAGCAAATGAAAACTTAATGATGTTTGATAGATTTAGACAGTTAGCTGATGAATCTACAGGTATACCATCTTATTCACATGGAACAACAGGCGTTCAATCTACAACTAGAACTGCCGCAGGTATGTCTATGTTAATGGGAGCGGCGGCTTTAAATATAAAAACAGTAGTAAAAAATATTGATGATTATTTATTACGACCACTAGGCGAATCTATGTTTGCTTGGAACATGCAGTTTAATGAAGATACCCCAGAGATAAGAGGAGACCTGGATGTGAAAGCACGAGGTACTTCATCATTAATGCAAAAAGAAGTAAGGTCTCAAAGATTGATGACTTTCTTACAAACTGCTTCTAATCAAAACCTTGCACCATTTGTAAAATGGCATTCTGTATTATCAGAGATTGCAAAGTCACTTGATATAGAACCAGAAAAATTAATTAACGACCCAGAACGGGCGGCAATATTTGCAAAAATAATGGGGATGGCAAATGGAAATCAACAAAATGAAGGCGATGGTCAACAGCCCAATGTGGCCCAATCTGGAGACGTACCTCCAGGAGCAAATCCAAATGACCCAACTGGCGTTGGAGGTGGCAACATCGGAGTTGGAGGTGTACCGCAAGCAGGGGAGACTGGCTTCACTCAGAGAGCTACTGGCACTCAAGGAACAACTTAATAAGAAAAAACAATGGTAACAGGAACAAACTTACAATTAACATACGATGAAAATACAGACTCTTGGAGTTATCAAAATGTAGATTATGAATATCCTGGAACTCCAGGAAATAGTTGGTCTGGATTTACATCACCAGACCCAGATTTTGAATATGTACCAGAGACACCAGATGCATCACAACCAGATACAGACCCATGTCCTGCAGGTTATATGTATGATGAAACATTAAAACAATGTGTTCCAGACCCAGATTATAGAGCACCTTCATATTATGGTGAACCAGAAACTACTGGAGGTGGTAGTGATAATTTTGAAGATACAAATAAAATACCATCAAATCAAGTAAAAGATTTTTGGATATCAATGAAAGATAAAGTAATACCTGCAGGTCAACCAGGTGCAGGTATGACAGGATTACAAGCTTACATTCAAAACTTAGATGAAAGAGGTTTTACAAAAGTTGGTGATGATGGAAAACTATACTTTAAAAAAGATAATTTTGGTTCTGCTCTTGCAAGTGCGGCATTGTCAAGAATTGGTTTAGGCGGTGAGCCAGATGCAAAAACAAATCAAATTATAAAAGATTTATCAATGATGGGTGCAATAAATCAAGCAAACATTGTTTCAACAGGAGTTGATGCAGAAGGTAATTTAAATTTAGATTTAGCAGGTGATTTAGAAATTAGTAATCAAGCAAACAGATTTCCAACATATAACTATGATGGTAGACAAGGAGATTTTCTTGGTGTTACCGATACATCGGGCGTAACAGCTATGCCAGATTATGATATAGGTGGAAATATAGTATTAGGTTCTACTTGGACAAATTATATAAATCAATTATTTTCACCAACAACTACAGGTACAACAACAGGATTTCAAGGTAGCACATACACTCCTAGTTTAGAAGATGGTATGTCTGACCCATTTGTTGAACAAAAAATAAAAGAAGAAAAATTAAAACAAGAAGAAATAAAAACAGAAAAAGCAAGAAAAGAATTTGCAGAAATGCAAGAAACTGAAAAAGGTGACACTATTGTAGATAAAGATACAGGTGACACTTATACAAAAGTTACAGATAATCAAACTGGTGGCGGAGGTTCTCAAGGATTTACATTTACAACTCCAGACCCTAAACCAGTAACAACTAAAGATTATAAAATTCCAGGTGGGGGAACAGTTCAAGTAGGCCCACGAGCAGGGATTATGTCTCAAACACCAAGACAACGAACTGAAAGTTATTTTTCACGAGAAAGTGGAGAAGACCAATCTAGATTTACAAGACGATAATAGGAGAAAAATATGCCACATGTACCAGGACACGAAGGAATGATGAGTAACCCTATGGGGCAAGAAGCTCCTATGGGTCAACCAATGCAACAATCAAACACTATGGGTAATAGAGAAGATGCAGTATTAGATATGCATTTAACCCCAGACGTAAAACAGGCTTTACAATCAAAAGGTATTGATATTGGGCCTGTAGCTGATAGAGGGCCAACAGAACCTGTAGTAGTAATACCAGTTTCAATAGTAATGCAAAGATATCCTGGAAGTAGTCCAGAAGAATCTATGCAACAATTTGTACAGGACATGACTGCAAATGCACAACCTCCTGCTACACCACAACCAGTTTCTGCTCCATCACCAATGGCAGGTCAGCCACCGATGGCGGCAGAAGCTCCAATGCCTTCACCAGAAGGTTTAGGGGCACCTAAAATGGATAGGCCACCTATGACACCTTAGTCATAGCCCCAATGCGACTCTAGGCCACCTGTTTTCCAACAGCACCAACAAAGGAGGATAAAATGGAAGAAGAAAATAAAGTTACTGAACAGGAAACTGAACAGGAACAAAAAACAGAGGCTCTTCTCGAGCCTAGACCTTACAAACGTAAGTCTGAACCAGAGGATACAGCTACCGACTCCAAAGACACTTCTTCAGAAGAAGAAGCCACTCAAGTAGAGGAACGCCCTGTAAACGCTGAAGAGAAAGTGTTTAAGAAAAGATATGACGACCTTAAACGCCACTACGATTCTACTGTAAACAAACACAAAGAAGAGACATCAAATCTTAAACGTCAGTTAGAAGAAAGTACACAACAGGCACTACCTAAGACTAAAGAAGAGATAGAAGCTTGGCGAAATAAATATCCAGATGTGTATGATGTTATACAAACTATAGCACAAACAAAAGCGGATGAAAAAGCCAAAACTGTAGAAACTAAATTAAAAGATTTAGAAGTTGCTCAAGCAAATGTCGCTAAAGATAAAGCTGAAGTTGAATTATCAAAACTTCATCCAGACTTTAACGAAATAAGAGCAGATGAAAAATTTCATGATTGGGTTTCAAAACAAGACTCTACTATTCAAGGGTGGTTATATGATAATACCTCTAATGCTACATTAGCAGGCCGTGCAATTGATTTATATAAAATGGATGCAGGGATTACTAAGTCTAAGAAAAATAGCATTAATAAAAAAGAGGCATCTAAGTCTGTTACTTCTACTTCTAAAAAAGACATTGAAGCAGGAGATAAGAAAGTTTGGAGTGTTCGTGAAATTGCAAAGTTAAAACCTCAAGAGTATATAAAATACGAAAAGGATATTGACCAAGCAAGATTAGAAGGTAGGATTCGTAATTAATCTTAACAGTCTATAGGAGGACTATTATGGCAATCTCAAAATCGGCGGGTTATGATAACCTACCATCGGGTAATTTTTTACCTATTATTTATAGCCAGAAAGTTCAAAAGTTCTTTAGAACTGCATCAGTAGTAGAAGATATTACTAATACTGATTATGCAGGGGAGATTGAAGCTTACGGAGACACTGTTAACATAATTAAAGAGCCGACAATTAGCGTGGCATCTTACACTAGAGGTGGACAAATCAACATCCAAAATTTGGCTGATGACCAACTCCAACTCACTGTAGACCAAGCTAATGCGTTTGCTTTTAAAGTTGACGACATCGAAGAAAGACAATCTCATGTGAACTTTGAGGCTTTGGCTACTTCTTCTGGAGCATATGCTCTAAAAGATGCTTATGACGAAAACGTCATTGCGGCAATGTTTTCTGGTGCAGGAACAACTGTAGGTTCAGATGGTTCTGGAACTGACACAGGTTTCGGTACTTCAGAAACTGACCCAACAGATATTTTAGCAAACTCTGCTAAAAGATTACATGCGGCAGACGTACCAACAGACAACAGATGGTTCTTAGGAACTCCAGAGTTTTATGAACAGCTTGGACAAGCTAGTGCAAAACTAATGGATGCATCTGTTACTGGTG